AGCGCATGCGTATTCCACACGACACTCCTTGATATGGGTCAAGATACTTGCCCACTTTGTTGTTGTAACTACTGTTTCAGCGGTTTTCATATTAGTTCAACCTCTTTGTTGTTCTTCCACCTTTAGAAGATGAAGCCCAAGTTTGGGATTTTGTATCTACCATGGATTCAGAATGAATTCCTTTGTAGTTACCTTCCGCTAATTCTACAATTATTGTGAAATTTGTTGCACCAGATTCTAGTGCATGATCTATTCTCATTACACCAAGAGGTATTTCGATATTATACAATTTTTGCATTCCTTCTCCCACAGTAGCAGATGAATTTAATTCACCGAACAAAAGTTCTTCTCCCATGTTGTCTGCACCACCAACATACTTACCACCAGGATTACTACCGCCTCCAAATATGTAGTAAGGTGGAGTATCACCTTCTTGAATTATATTTTCAGCAATTTCATCAAATTGTGTACCTGCATCTAGCAAGTTGACAAGAGGGTCATCACTAGCTGCTGTTGCATTAACGTTAGGTTCTAAACGACTCACAGTTCCTCTTGCGTCACCGTATGATTGGATTAAACCAACATAGGAAAAATTACCACTACTACCAGAGTGATCATTTAGTATTCCAACTTTGTAACCGTCTACAGATGATGTACCATCTGGACTTTCAAACACTGAATGTACCCATTCTCCATATTTCAGATTATTTCCTGCAATATCTGATGGTGTTGCCATAGTAAAAACAGGATTGCCTTCATCAGCGGCCCAATGTTTTTGACTCAAGTAAGGTTTGAAATCATTCCAACGTGCTTTCAAACTTGGTTGGTCCTTTAAGACTTGATTGTTCATTTCATTCCAACGATTAAACGCTCTTTTGACAGCGTTTCTCATTGCCCATGTATCACCAGCAAATCCGAATTGCACGTATTTTTCTTGGTCATCATCAACCAGGGTGATTGACTTAACTTTGTACATTCTAGCTTGTCTAAACAATTGTCTGTTAATCGCAGACAAGTCCTTAGCAAGATTGATAAAACTAACTCTTTGATTTGTATCAGAAGCAATAGTATACTTCAAATGTCTTACTACCATAAGCAGACCCTTTAGTGATAGGGTCTATAATCGTAACCTATCATGATAGGGACGATGTCTATTAACATTGATTATGCGTCATGAGTTATGCGTTCAATAACTCATGCGAAAATGGCTAACTTTAGATTTCAAAGAACAATTGCGGAGCAATGTCCTTTTTGCGGGTCCGTCGGATGGCATAGTCTAGAAGAGTGCCAGACTATTATCCGGTGGTGGATGGTATCACCATAATTTCGTCCCCTTTAACTAGTAAAGAGGAGTCATGGGCATACACATGTTCCAAGTGCCCATACATCCCTGACAGAGATAATGCGGATGATTATCAACGTCTTGTGAATAGAATTAGTGGTTTTCACAAGTACGTTAACTTAAGGTTTCCAGAAAGATGTAAACCATGTGAAGCTCGTAAGAAACGAACTCAACGTATGCGCAAAAGAATAGCGCAAGTATTCAGAATGTCTGCAGGTATTGGAGCATTCTCTCGCACGTACAACTTCCCTAAGTTGGTAACGTTTGCATTATTGGATGAATATTACTCCAGGGGGAATCCATCTGAAGATAGATCTACCCTCCTGGCTAAACTTAATTCTAAACTTCCAAAAGTATGGAAGAAACTAATGAACCAAGGAATGCTTGGTGGTACATTTGTTTTAGAATGTAATACTAAACTAATATGGAGTGATTTAGCATGTGAGCCTCAAATGTGGAGGCATCATCCTCACGTGCATTGCGTAGCAGTGAGTAATTTTATTCACCACAAGAAACTAGTGGATTATTCTGCTCAATTACTTCCCCTGGGGCTTGGCAGAATTAACTTAAAAGCAGCAAAAACAATCAACACTGTTGCTGACTATATTGGAAAGTATATTTCCAAAGATAAAGTACGTGCACGTACATTTGGTATTATGCGATCATCCGGAAAATATGAACCGGAATGTCGATGCAAACATGGTGATATGGAAATCAATACCATGTATTGTGAATGTATTGTATCCGGACTCTGAGTTAAAACTCAGATTTCACGGGTCCCTTGTCCCGTGTAAATCGTCCGGTATTTATCACTCTTCGAGAAGATGAAAGTGTTGTATTATTCTATCCACTCCTGGTAACAAGCGTTACAGATACAGTGTGTTACATCGTGGCCAATGATGTAACGTCTGTCAATGTCTGAGGAATGACATTTTGAACATTTATCGTCTATATTTTCTAACGAAACTGACTCTTTTACCGTTGACATATTTGTAGCATCCCAATATTCCACGTTTAGTTCTGAAGACTTTTCCCATCGTAGTTTTGCCAGTAGATCTACGAGATGTTCTCCTGGTATTTCGACGGGTAGATTTTCGGTAAGCCATCACAAGCACACTCCAGAAACTTGAGATTGTACTTTGTCTAAAGCTCCAAGAAGATGGAGCATAATTAGAGCGCATGCGTATTCCACACGACACTCCTTGATATGGGTCAAGATACTTGCCCACTTTGTTGTTGTAACTACTGTTTCAGCGGTTTTCATATTAGTTCAACCTCTTTGTTGTTCTTCCACCTT